GTTGCGCGTTTTTTTGCACGGGTTGCCGTATGGGGGGTGAGGTAATGCGATTTGATCGGCGTGAGGCGTTGCGTCTGGGGCCGCTGGGGGCCTTGGCCTTGGTTATGCGTCCTCGGGTATGGGCTGGCCAGGAGGCCGTCAGACGGCGTGTCAGGCGGTCTAAGCCGGGCATCCACGATCTGCGTGGGCTGGGGCTGGCCGAGGTGGATCGGCGGAGGATCGAGGAATGAGCAAGCCAGGACCAAGACCGACACCGACGGGTGTCCTCCAATTGCGGGGGTCGTGGAGGGCCGCTGGGCGAAGCGACGCGGCGGTCAAGCCGAGCCGGCCGGCCTGCCCGCGGTGGCTGGGGGCTGAGGCACGGAAGAAGTGGAAGCAGCTTGTGCCGGAGCTGGCGAAGCTGGGCATCCTGACGACGGTCGACCGGGAGGCGTTGGCCCGGTACTGCGACACCTGGGCACTGTGGCGGCGGATGCGGGAGCACGTCGAGAAGTACGGCGTGAGCTATCCGCTACGGACGGACGACGGCGAGGTGAAGTGCTTTCAGCAGTTCCCCGAGGTCGGGGCCATGCACAAGTTGGCGCTTCTACTGGGCCGGCTGGAAGCGGAGTTCGGGTTGACGCCGTCGGCCCGGACACGGATCGACATCGAGAAGCCGGCGGAGGTGCCGGCGGTGCGGACGAGGGTGCGTAGGGCATGAATAAGCGGATCACCAAACGCTGGACACGGAACGAATCGGACGCACTGGCCGTGGCGGAGGGCTACTGGTTCGACGAGGCCCGGGGCCAGTTTGTCGTCGACTGGATGGCGGAATACTTGCGGCTGTACGAGGGGGACTGGGCCGGGGAGCCGTTCGAGTGCCGGGACTGGCAGTACGAGGCCACGATGCGTTTGTTCGGCTGGGTCCGGCACTCGGACCGCTGGGGCCGGGACATCCGGCGGTTCCGCAAGGCGAGTATCTGGGTCCCGAAAAAGAACAAGAAGTCGCCGACCCTGGCGGCCTGGGGATTGTACCTGCTGTTGGGCGACAGCGAGCCGGGCCAGAAGGTCTTTATCGCGGCGAAGGACGGCCAACAGGCCCGGGAGATCGCCGGGAAGCACGCCGTCGAGATGATGTTGGCGTCGCCCGTGCTGGCCTCGGAGTGCTCGCTGAACAAAAACCTGATGCAGATCACGCACGAGCGGAGCCGGTCGTTGATGCGTCCGCTGTCGTCGGCCAACTCGCGGACCAAGGAATCGAAGGAGGGGATCAACGGGTCGGTGCTAATCGACGAGACCCACGTTGTCGACCGGGATTTCATTGCGAGGATCGCCAGGGCGGGGATCTCCAGGAGCGAGCCGCTACACATCGAGGTCTCGACGGCCGGCAATAACCCGGACGGTTATGGCAAGGAACGCTACGACTACGCCAAGCGGGTGATCTCGGGCGAGCACGTGGACGCTCAACTACTAGCGATCTGCCATGAGGCCCCCCAAGACCTGACCGACGGCGATCTCGACGCCGACCCGGTCCGCTGGGGCAAGCTGGCCAATCCGGCCTGGGACCACACCGTCGGCGAGGAGGAGTACCTGGCCGACTACAACGAATCGAAGCAGTCGATCACGGCGTTGGCCGACTTCAAAATGTACAGGCTCGACATCTGGCAGCGGTCCAGCAACCCGTGGCTGCGGCAGGACGATTGGGCCAAGTGCCGCCGGGAGTACACCGCCGAAGACCTGTTGGGCCGCGTCTGCGGCGGCGGGTTGGACTTGTCAAAAACCGATGACATGACCTCCCTGTGCCTGATGTTCCCCGAGGAGGTTGACGATGACAACGAGCCGGTGGAGGTCGAGGAGGGGGACAAGCCTGACAAAGACCAACCAGTCTCAGCTCTGTGGTGGTATTGGCTACCGAAAAGCGCAATTGACCGGTATGGCCACGAGGTGCCCTATAAGCAATGGGCAAAGGATGGCTGGCTAACGGTTGTGCCTGCGCCGACCATTGAATATGCGTATGTCGAACATGACATAGCGGAGATTCTACGACGTTATGATTGTCGTATCTGTGCATTCGATGAGTGGTATGCTAAGGGTGTGTGGGAAAACCTACGTATACAACATGGCTGGCCTGGGCAAGAATACAAGTTCCGGCAAACGATAACCAGTTTTGCGGGACCCACGGCTAAATTCGAGCGACTCGTCATCGGCGGGAAACTCTGGCATCGTGGCAACCCGATCACGACGTGGCAGGCGGGTCATGCTGAGGTGCAACCGGACCCAAACCAAAACATCCGGCCGGTCAAGCCGCCGACAAGAAAAAAAGTCGACGGCATCGTGGCCGGGATCATGGCCCTGGACAGTGCCAGCCGGCTGCCGCCGCCGTCGCCGTACCTGACGCGAGGCTTTGCAACCGTATGATCTCGATCGAGGACTTGGTGTTTCTGGCCGGGGCCGGGCTTGGCCTGGCCGGCTGTTGGCTGCTGGGGCCGGCCGCGATGCTGCTCGGCGGCGGTGTGGCGGCCTGCGTCGGCGCGATGGTACTCGGGCGCGTGAGGCAGCGGAGGAGCCGCAGACGATGATTGTCGATGCACTGCTGCCGTGGGCCGGGGAAACGCCGGCCCCGAGCGATGACTTCTGGTACACGCCGCTGCATGGCGGCGGGGAGGTGACCCCCGACACGGCGATCCAGACGGCCGCCGTGATGGCCTGCGTCCGGGTCCTGGCCGAGACGGTCGGGCAGCTGCCCTTGCACCTGATGCGTGAGACCGGCCGAAAGAAGGAGAAGGCCGTCGAGGAACCGCTGTATGAGGTCCTGCACAACCGGCCGAACGACTGGCAGACGCCCTTCGAGTTCCGCGAGATGCAGCAGGGGCACCTGGCCCTACGTGGCAATGCCTACGCCCAGATCCGGCCCGGGGCCCGCGGGGCTGTCGACCAGTTGGTCCCGCTGCACCCGGATCGGATGCAGGTCTTCCGGCTGGTCAACGGCCGGATCGCCTACCTGTACCAGGACGAGCGGGGCCGGCAGTACCGCTTGACGCAGGACGAGGTCTTCCATCTGCGGTTCATGTCGCTGAACGACTGCGTCGGGATGTCGGTGATCACGGCCTGTGCGAAGGCGGTCGAGCTGGCCCAGCAGGGCGAAACCCACGGCGTGAATTTCTACCGGAACGCCGCCAGGCCGTCGGGGGTGCTCACCCTGCCGGCGGAGCACCCGCCGCTAGACGAGGATGCCCTGAAGCGGCTGCGGAAGTCCTGGCGGGACGCCCACACCGGGGACGACCTGTTCACAACCGCCGTCTTGGAAGGCGGCGTGAGCTGGCAGCAGTTGGCGATCTCGAACGAGGATAGCGAGTGGCTCGACGGGCGGCGGTTCCAGATCAACGAGATTGCACGGTTGTTCCGGGTCCCGCCGCACATGATCGGCTCGGCGATCGAACATGGGATGACCTACGCCAACGTCGAGCAGAGCGACCTGGCCTTTCTCAAACACACGATGCTGCCGTGGCTGGTCCGGTGGGAACAGGCGATCGGCCGGGACCTGGTGGTCCAGCCGGAGCCGGCCGGCGGGACGCGGCTCTACGCCAAGTTCGCCGTCGAGGGGCTGCTGCGGGCCGACTCGACGACCCGGGCCCAGTTCTACTCGACGATGTTGAGTGCCAAGGTCTACACCCGCAACGAGGTCCGCGAGCTGGAGGACATGAACCCGATCGAGGGCGGTGACGAGATCGACGAGCCGGCGCCCCCGCCGCAGTTCGCCCCGCCGGAACCGGGCCGGGACGAGGAGGACGACGAGGACGACGACCGGAAGGGGATTGTTCGGGCCTGGGTCGCGGACTGTGCCACCCGGCTGGCCAACCACGAGATCGGGGTGTTGGCCTCGCGGGTCGACAAGGCGGCCAAGGATCGTACGCGGTTCAATACGTTCGTTACCCAGCACTGGCAGGGGACCTTTTTGGAATACTTCGATCGGACCGTCTCGCGGCTGTTTACCTCCTGTCGGCCTCGCGTCTCGTCGGAATGCCTCGCCGGCGAGATTGCGGGGTCGGCGGTGGCGCACCTGGTAACGTACGATCCGAGTGACGTGTTAGCGCGATGGAAAAAAACGAGGGCGGCTGATCTGGCGGCCAAGCTGTCCGATGCCTTGGAGGAAAACGATGGACAAGACGATCCATAACCAGGCCTACCTGCTGGCCACGCACGGAAGCCTCTGGGCGATGGACCGGGCCCGGCTGGAGGGATACGCGGCGACGATGGTCGTCGACACGCTGGCCCCCGAACAGATCGAGCAACGGACCGGGCCCCGGGGGTTTGCCTACTACGACGAGCAGGGCACGTTGGAAGATCGGTCGGCCGGGCCGGTCCGCTCGACCCGGCGGGCCATCGCCGTGTTGCCGCTGCTGGGTCCGATCTCGCAGCGGGCCGGGCTGATGACCGCCCTATTCGGCGGGTCATCGACCGAGCGGTTCGGCCGGATGCTCGACGAGACGGCCGCAGATGCCTCGGTCGGTGCGATCGTCCTGGAGGTCGACAGCCCCGGCGGATCGGTCGCCGGGGTCCCGGAGCTGGCCGTTAAGGTCGCGGCGGCGAAGGCCAAGAAGCCGGTCGTGGCTGTGGCCAATGGGATGATGGCCTCGGCGGCCTACTGGATCGGTTCCCAGGCCTCCGAGCTGGTCGTGACGCCATCGGGCGAGGTCGGGAGTATCGGCGTCTGGTCGATGCACACGGACCTGTCCGAGGCGTTGGCAAAGGAGGGCGTTAAGGTCACCCTGATCTCGGCCGGGCCGCACAAGACGGAGCTGAATCCGTACGAGCCCCCCTCGCTGGAGGCGTTGGAGTACGAGCAGCAGCAGGTCGACCGCTACTACGGCGAGTTTGTCGACGCCGTGGCCGACGGCCGAAGGAAGACCGCCGCGACGGTCCGCAAGGAGATGGGTGGCGGGCGGCTCGTGGGCCCGAAGGCGGCCCTGGCGGCCGGGATGGCCGACCGAGTAGCTACGATCGAGACCACGATCCGACGGCTGGGGGGACGGCTGGCGGAACAGGACCGGGCCGCCGCCGAGGCAGAGCGAAGACGGGTGATCCTGGAAAGGATGGAAAGAGAAGATCGAATCAATGAGTGAGCGGCTACTCTGTGAGATCGAGGCCCATCCGTCGCGATTCAGCGATCTGGAGCGGCGGCTCGCCGCTCGGGTGCGGCAACTGGAGCGGATCGTCCAACGCCATCGCGACGAGGGCGAGCGGATGGATCGGACCCTCGCACTAATGGAGGCAACTATAACGAGCGGACCGGGCAAGAAAGGGGTTGTTGTGGGAAACCACAACGGATAGAATGATAGGCGAGACGGGTGGCCTCGGCGACAGCCGGGTCCCCGGAATCTGAATCGTCACGCGACAGCGGACGAGATGCAACCGGAAGGCGGCATTTTGTCCGCTGTTGTTTTTTTGCCGTGACTCCACGCGACAGCGGGTGCAGCGGCGCACCTGTCGAACGTGGAGATCACGATGGACAAGATCAAAAAGCTCCGCAACCGGATCGCGGCCTTGACCGCGGCGATGCGGGAGCTTCACTCAAAGGCCGTCGACGACGACGGCAAGGAACGAGGCCTCAACGAACAAGAGCAGGCCTCGTTCGATTCTCTTGAAGCCGAGCGGGCCGAGGTCAAGGCGGCCCTGGCCCGCGAAGAGCATCTGCAACAGCTCGAACGGGACCTGATCCCGACCGAGCCGCCCCCGACCGGGACGACCGGGGCGACGCCGGTCGACGACGGCGGCGAGCCGTCGGAGCCCGAGGAGTTCGCCTCGCTGGGCGAGCAGCTGCGGGCCGTCGCAGCGGCGGCCGATCCGAGCCGGACCCAGGATTCGCGGCTGCGACAGGCAGCCACGGGGCTGTCTGAGGGGATCGCTAGCGAGGGCGGGTTCCTGGTCCAGACCGACTTCGTGGCCGGTCTGATGCAGCGGGCCTACAACAACTCGCAGATCCTCTCCGGCAGCGGGTTTGCGAACCCGACCCGAATCCCGATTAGCTCGAACGCCAACGGGATGAAGCTCAACGGGTTGAACGAGACCAGCCGGGCCGACGGCAGCCGATGGGGCGGGGTGCGGGCCTACTGGGCCGCGGAAGCGGCAGAGAAGACCGCCAGCAAGCCCGATTTCCGGCAGATCGAACTGAACCTCCGGAAGCTGATTGGGCTCTGCTACGCCACGGACGAGCTGTTGCAGGACGCGGCGGCCCTGGAGGCGGTGATCTCGAATGCGTTTGCCCAAGAGTTCGCCTTCAAGATCCAGGACGCCTTGATCAACGGGACCGGTGCCGGGCTGCCGCTAGGCGTGCTGAACGCCGCGTGCCGGGTCCAGGTCGACAAGGAGACGGGTCAGGCAGCGACGACGCTAGTCGCCGAGAACATCGAGAAGATGTGGGCGAGGATGTGGGTCGGCGGCTTGCCGAATTCCGTGTGGTTGATCAACCAGGACTGCTACCCGCAGTTGTTCTCCATGTCGAAGGTCGTCGGCGTCGGCGGCGTGCCGGTCTACATGCCCCCAGGCGGACTGTCAGTGGCCCCGTTCGGCACGCTGATGGGTCGGCCGGTTGTGCCGATCGAGCAGTGTCAGACGCTCGGCACGGAGGGGGACATCATCTTCGCCGACTTCGGCGAGTACCTCTTCTGCGACAAGGGCGGGATGCAGTCGGCCCAGTCGATCCACGTCCGGTTCATCTACGACGAGACCGTCTTCCGGTTCGTCTACCGGTGCGACGGGCAGCCGACGTGGGCCTCGGCGTTGACTCCCTACAAGGGGACCGACACGGTCGGCCCGTTCGTCGTCCTCAAGGTCCGCTCGTAGAAAGGAGCCATGCCATGAGTTTTACGTTACCCGAGAACTGCAAGATCGTGCAGCTCGACGCGGCCAACACCGCGGCGAACGCACTGGCGGCAGATATCATCTGCTGCAAGAACGCATTGAAGGTCTGGTTCGTCGTCTCGCACTACAGCGGCGGCGGCGATACGGACCTGACGCTCTCGCTGGTCGAGGCGACGGACGTCTCGGGCAGCACCACGACGGCCGTCACGGCGACGTTCCCGATCTGGTCGGACACGAACGCCGGGACGGCCTCGGACACGCTGGTCCGCCAGACGGACGCGGCCAGTTACGTAATCAACACCGGCGCCGGGACCGATTACCTCGTGGTGATCGAGTGGGACCCGGCGAAGCACTCGGACGGCTACGACTGCATTCAGCTGGCCGACTCCGGCGGGAACGCCAGCAACGTGATCAACGCGCTGGCGATCATCCAGGAGCGGTACCAGGCGGATCAACCGCCGACGGCCATCACGGACTAAGGGGTGGCGAGTGAAGTTTATCGTCACGGGGACGCCCAGGTCGGCGACGCGATACGCCGCGGTGCTGTTCTCGCTGTTGGAGGTCCCGTGTCGCCACGAGGAGGTCTGTCGGCCCAATGCCGACCTGATATGTCTCCACGAGTGGCAGACCGGGCCGCAACAGGGGGAATCGTCGTGGCTGGCCTGGGCGTTTCTCGGGGCGATGGCCGAACCGGTGGTCGTCTTCCATAGCCGGCGGGACCCGTTCAAGGTGATCGACTCCCTGGCCCACCGGAACCAGATGTGCCGGCTGGACCGGCCCGAGACGGCGCACAACCGGCGGCAACAGCAGGTCATCGAGTGGTACTGTCCGCGGATTCGCCACTATACCGAGTCCGTGGACCGGGCCGCCGTGATGCTGCTGGACTGGAACCGGCGGATCGTCGAGGCGGCCACGCGGTACGCCGGCCGTTACGTCCCCTACCTGGTCGAGCGGGTCGATTCGGTGGAGGTGAGTGTCTGGCTTGACGCGATCGGATGCGAGCGGTCGGTCGAGCAGATCGATCGGGCGCTCGACGCGGTTGCCAAGGACACCAACTGCGGCCGGAAGGTCCGGCGGGGCTGCCCGATCAGCAACCAACAGGTCTGGGACTACATCGTGAACGAGATCGCCGACGGCCGGCGGATCGCCACCGCCGTGGTCGAACCAGCCACGGAGTTCGCCACCCGGGCCGAGATCCTCGACCGGATGGCCCCGGAACTGGCCGCCGAGGTCGTCGACTACGCCGAGCGGTTCGGCTATGTCGAGCCGGCGGTGTGTACTAAACCATAGCAGCGAGGCACCGATGCCCGAGACAACCGAAACAACCGAGGCGGCCACGCCGCCGAAACCGACGACTGAGATTCCCGTGTCGGCCACGTCGCCGAAACGGACCAAGGCGGAGCAGGAGTGCGAGATGCGACTGGCCGCCGACCTGTATATCCATGTCTTTTGCCGTGCGGGCTACGAAGCAGGGCATACTGCCTGGGAGGCGATCGACGCCGCCCGGGTCTTTATGGATACCTACCGCAACACCCATCGTTAACAAAGGAGAACCCCGAGATGGGAACCCGTTCACCGCTGTTCGCCCGCAACCGGCCGGGCGGCCTCTTTTCGATTCAGCCGATGCACATGACCACCGGGGACTGGTGGTTCGTCGACTCGGCCACCGGGACCGACGCCGTCGGCTACGGTAAGGACCCGGACAGCCCGTTCGACTCGATCGACTACGCCATGAGCCAGGCCACCGCGAGCAAAGGCGACACGGTCCTGGTGATGCCGGGACATACGGAAACGGTGGCCTCGGCCGCTGCGCTGGACTTCGACTGCGCCGGGATCAAGGTAATTGGGCTCGGCTGGGGCGACACCCGACCCGTGGTCAACCTGACGGCCACGGACTCGACCGTCGAATTCAACGCCGATGACATGCACATCGAGAACCTCCGGTTCAAGGGCTCGATCGCCGACCTGGTCGTGGGGCTGGACATCAAAACGGGTTGCGACGACCTGACGATCAAGAACTGCGAGATCGGCGGCGCGGCGTCGTCCACGGAGATGCTCAAGCACGTGACCATCGAGGCCACGAACGACCGGATCACGTTCGATGGCTGCTACTTCAAGGAACCGATCGGCGGGGACGCGACGACCTGCATCTTCACCGAGGGCGCGTTCACGAATTTGTTGATCCAGAACTGCCTGTTCTGGGGCGACTGGTCGACGGCCGTCCTGGACCTGGACGCGGCGGCCGTGACCACCAACGGTCTGATCGTCCGGGATTGCGACGTCTACAACGCCGACACCTCCGCCGGGCTGTTCTGCACCTTGGCCAACACGACCCAGGCGCACTTTATCCGCGTCACCTACGGGCTCGGCAAGTCGAATACCCCGCCGATCCCGACCGGGGACGACGGCGCAGCGACGGTGATCGAGTGCTACGGCACCGAGGCCGTGAGCACCTACGGCGTGATCTGGCCGTTCACCGCAACGAACTATGGTGCGTAGACCATGGCCAAGCTGGTACTCGACACGGCCCCGACCGGGACCGGCCGGATCGTCACGCCCGACGACGTCCGGGCCCATGCGCGGATCGATCTAACCGACGAGGACGTCGTCCTGGAGCGGCTGATCGATACCGCGCAGGCCGCGGCCGAGGAGTACACCTGGCGGAGGCTCCTGAAGCAGGTCTGGGACCAGTACGAGGACGGATTTGTCGATCCGATCCCGTTACGGTATCCGCCGCTGCACAGCGACGGGATCTCGGCCATTACGTACACCGACGCGAACGGGGACAGCCAGACTCTCTCAACTGACACCTATGAAACTGGGGAGGTCGACGGCGTCCCCGTTGTGCGTCGGAAGTACAATCAGACCTGGCCGACGACCCGGGACCACGAGGACGTGGTCAAGATCACCTACACGTGCGGCTACGACACGGCGGCCGACGTGCCGGAGAAGATCAAGCAGGCGGTACGAATCCACGTGGCGTGGCACTACGAGCACCGGGAGGGGCAGAACGCCGTTGGGACGGCGATCACGATGCCCCCGACCTTTTACCATTTGCTGCGGGAGTACCGGCTAGCGCGGCACCAACCGATCGGAGCGGCGTGATGGAGGCCGGTCGGCTGCGACACCGGGTGACGATCCAGCGGGCGACCGAGGGGTCGGCGGACGCGATGGGCGAGAAGGCCCTGACGTGGGCGGAACTGTACACGGTCTGGGCCGCCGTGATGCCGGAGGCCAGCCGGGAGTTTTACCGGGCCTCGCAGGTCCACGCGGAGATGACGCACTTGATCTCGATCCGGTATCGCAGCGGCATCACCAACTCGGACCGGCTGCGGATCGGGTCGAGATATTTGAATATCGTGGCCATCCAGAACGTCGACGAGCGGAACGTCGAGCTGCGACTGGTCTGCGTCGAGGAGGTCTGAACCGATGATCGGCATGAGCACCGGCGGCGATAAGCAGCTCTACGCCGTGCTCGGCGAGTTGGGCGACAAGATCTTCCACGACGTGACGACCAAGGCCATGGTCGAGGCGGCGAAGCCGATCCGGCGGTCGGCCAGGGCGATCTGTAGACAAAAGGTGGGGCGGCGGAGCGAGGCCAGGCTACTGCGGTTGCACCGAGCACGGATGGAACGACTGGCAACCCAGCCTCAACGGCGAAACCGTCGGAAGTACAAGCCGCCGACCGAGAAGCAGGCGACGAAGACAGGCCAGCTTGCCCGGTCCATCAGGTGGCGGGTCAAGAAGTATACGAAGCAGGGAGTCGTGTACGTCGCGGTGGGACCAGGTTGGCCCCAGGGCGCCCACGGCCACCTGATCGAATACGGCCACGAACCGAGCGGCTGGTACAAGAAACAGAACCGGGCGAAGCGGGTCCGGGCTATCTCCTTCATGCGGCCGGCCTTCGACGCGCACAAGTACGAGGCCTTGCAGTTGTCGATCCAGTATCACCGGGCCCGGTTGGAGCGGGCCGCCCAGCAGGTGGCGTATCACCGCTACGCCGGCAAGATCGGCATGCGGTGGTCGGACGTCTACAAGGCACACGGCGGCAAGGCCGCCTTTTTCAGGCTCTTGAAGTGAGATGCCAGAAACACGCATAGTCAACAAACTGAAAAACACCTCGGCGGTGACGGACCTCATCAGCGATCGCATCCGCTGCGGCTGGCGGCGGGAGGCGTGGGGGACGTCCGACGCGCTGACGTACCAGCGGATCTCGACGGCTTGGAGCAACCACGCGACCGGCACGACGACGCTCTATTTTGTGCGGGTCCAGATCGATCTGTTTTCGTCGACTGCGTTGGGCTGCCGGGCGTTGGCCAACGCGGTGCGAACCGCGTTGGGTGGCTGGAGCGACGACGCGAGTACGCCGGTGGTGACGATGTGCCACCTGGAGAACCAGCAGGATATGCCCGTCGAGGCGGACGCCGCCGAGGAAGAGACGGAGTTTCGTATTGTGCAGGACTGGCTCCTGCACTGCCACAACTGAAGGAGTATGGGCCATGGCCGACGATGGCTTCAATGGGTCAAGTGTCGATTGGTACAACGGCGCGTCGATCACGCTCGGACCGCTGCGATCGATCAGCTACCGCGAATCGGGCGCGAAGGTGGCGGTCCACGGGGCCGCCGACTCGCAGGCGAAGTACAAGACCGGGATTCCGGACCCCGAGGTCGTGGTCTCGTTCGTCGGCTGCGTGCCGGCGACGTCGTGCGACATCGGGGACACCGGGGCGCTGACGATCGCCTGGAACGACGGCGGCGCCGAGGGGACGCTTTCCGGCTGCGTGGTGACCGACCGGTCGTGCAACGGCAACATGGACGGCGAGATCATCTCGGAGGTGAGCTTCGCCCCGGACGATAGTTGATGGTGTGATGTTCGACGCCTGTTGGGTGATCAACCTGGATCGCCGGCCCGATCGCTGGCAGCGGTTCCTCGCCGAGGTCCGGCGGGTGGACTGGCCCTTCCCGCTGCCCGAGCGGGTCGCGGCGATCGACGGCGCGGCCTGCACGCCGCCGCCGGGGTTCGGTGGGACGGCCGGGGCCTTCGGCTGTCTGCAATCGCACCTGCACCTGATGCAACGGGCGGCCGCCGAGGGGATCGACTCGGTCGTGATCTTCGAGGACGACGCCGTCGTGGGCGTCGACCGGTTCGGCGATCGGGTCGCCGAATTCCTGGACTACGTGCCACACGACTGGGAGCAGCTGTATTTCGGCGGCCGGCACTGCATGTGGCACATGACGCCGACGCCGGTCAATGCCAACGTGCTGCGTGGCCGGTGCGTCCTCGGCACGTGGGCCTACGCGATCCGTGGCTTTGCCAAACACGCGCTGCACTACGCCTTGGCCCGCTGGCCGAACTGCCTGGCCGATCCGCTGTTCAACGTCGATCGGATCTTCGGCCAGCAGCATCGGCTCGGGATGGTCCGGGCCTACACGCCGTGGCAGTGGTTTCTGCATCACGGCGGCGGTCGATCGGACATCAACGGACACACGCATCGTACCAACGATTTCGACCTGCCGCGGTGTGCGCGGCGGCTGTTGCGGAGGCATTTGGCGGAAAAGGAGGTGAGCGGATGTCGTTGACGCTGGAGGCGATTCGGGAGTGTGAGGACCGGCCGGCCCGCGAGGTCGACGTGCCGGAGTGGGGCGGGGTGGTCTACGTACGGGAACTGTCGGCCTTGGACGCCCAGAAGGCCAGGGAGTTCCACGACAAACCGAACATGTTGGCGCTCTACGCGGCGTTGCTGGTCTGCGACGGCGACGGGCAGCCGTTGTTTACCCAAGACGACGCGGCGTGGCTGCAAGACAAGAACGCCAACGTGTTGGGGCGGATTGTCCAGGCCGGGCGGGTTTTCAATTCGATCGGCGATGACCAGGCGAAGGAGACGGAAAAAAACTAGCCCGCGATCCGGAACGGCAGATGCAGTTCCTGGTGGCCCGCTGGCTCGGCTACCTGCACCCGGATCGGATGCTCCGAGAAATGACGGCCCGCGAGTGGGCCGAGTGGCGGGCCGCGTTGATCATCGACCCGGACGTCCCGTTCGGCCCAGGCCAGACGGTGCAACAACAGAAGTCGATCTTCGCCACGGCGGCGAAGGCGTTTAACCGGCGCAGGACACTCACGCATGGCGGCAACGGTCGGTGAACTCGTCGTCAACCTGATCGCGCGAACTGGGCAGTTCGACCGGAATCTGAACAAGTCCGGCCGGAACGTCAAGCAGTTCTCGCGGACTTCCGAGACGGCGGCCCGGGTGATCGGGCGGCTGGGAACGGCGTTTGTCGGGGCCTTTTCCGCAGGAAAGGTGATCTCGTGGTTGCGTGAGGGGGCGCAGCAGATCGACGCGATGGCCAAGGCGTCCCGGGCACTGGATCTGACGATCAACCAGCTCCAGGCGGTCCACTTGGCCGCGGAGAAGGCCGGCACGTCGACGAAGACCGTCGAGATGGCCGTGCAGCGGATGGTCCGGCGGCTGGCCGAAGCGAAGCAGGGCCGAGGCGAGGCGCTCGTGGCACTGGAGATGCTCGGGCTGGACCCCAAGAAGCTCGGGGCCCAGTCGGCCTTTCAGGCGCTGCGGACGATCGCCGACGCGATGAACCAGGTCGAGGACGCCAACACGCGGCTGTTGATCGCGTTCAAGCTGTTCGACTCGGAGGGGGCGAGGCCAATGGTAGAGCTGCTAAGCCAGGGCAGCAAGGGTCTCGACGAGATGAAACGGAAGATGAGCGGGCTGGCGTCGATGAGCGAGCAGACCGCGGCGAACATCGAGCAACTGAACGACGCGATGACCGAGATCGGCTTTGTCGGGACCCGCGGCGGCCGGAACAAGTTCATCGGGACCGTGGCGGACCTGACCCGGGAGTTCCAGTTCCAGCAGCAGCAGGCGGGCGGGTTCTGGCAGCGGGCCCTGTTGGCCTCACCGTTGGGCGGGGCGGCGTTTATCCGGAACATGCTCCGCGGGTCGGCGTATGAGCATGACTTGATGCAGAAGTACAATCGCGCGGACTGGATTCCGGACAAGGAATGGAAGCGGAAAGAGGCGGCAAAGTTCATCGAGGAGCCGCTCTTCGGGCCTGACCCGAAGCTGGTAGGCCGGGCCCGGTCGCTCTTCGAGCGGCTCATGGCGGAGCAACGGCAGCCGATCCCGCTGGCCGCCGCCGCGGGCGTCGGCTCGGCGGACTGGTATAGCTCGATGGTCCGCCAGAACCTGCCGGATCGCGGCGAGATGCAACAGAAGCAGATGGTCGACCTGGTCAAGCGGCAGCTGGACCAGGACCGGGAACGCAACCGGCTGATCCAGCGGATGATCGACGAGCTGGACCTGCCGGAGATCGAGATCGAATAATGGCCGTGACCGCCGTGCGACGCAAACCCGGTAGCCGGCGCGGACCCGTCCGCGACCAGTCGGGCAACGTCTCGTACTACGACGTCTGGCTCGCGGTAACGGACAGCTACAACGACGACGGCCGGAAGGTCATGGCCGACGCCGGGCTGCCGCAGTACAACGCGGCCTATGACCAGGACGCCTCGGCGGTCGTCACCGAGATCGACCCGCAGCAGGTCGGCCACGACAACGTATGGGAAATAAACTATACCTATCGGCAGATCGCCCCGCACCCGGGCAAACCGGGCACGCCGCAGACGCCGCAGATGGCCGCCGAGGCGAAGCCGCAGCGGACCCGCACGAGCCGGCCCTACCTGACGCACCGGTTGCAGGACCTCGACGGCAAGGGGTTCAAGAACTCGGCCGGCGACCCGTTCGACCCGCCGCCGGGGATGTTCGTCTATCACCCGATCTACACGTTCCGGTGGGCCGCCGTAGCGCTGGACGAGCCGCTGGCCGACGGGGCCGAGAACTGTATCAACGAGGACGCGATCACGATCGGCCGGGCGACCTACCCGCAGCATACGGCCAAGATCAACCGGATCGACGCCACGGAGATGTTCGCCGCCAACGGGGAGCCGTACCAGCAGATCGTTATCGAGCTGGAGATCAACCCGGAGAAGTGGCACCCGTTTCAGGTGGTCGACGAGGGGTTCCGACACAAAAAGGACGGCGTCGACGGGCTCTTCCTGGACCGGGACGACTCGGGCGTCCTGACCGGGCGGAAGGTCTGGCTCAACGGGAACGGCTTCCGGCTGGAGCGGTCGTTCAAGAAACCAGAGACGATCGACTTCAAGACCCACAAGGCAATCAACTTCGCAGCGTTGGGAATCCCGCTGCACTGAGGAGGATAGACGATGGCGACCCACGTATGGCAGGGCGGGATGGCCGCCGTGGCCCAGGTCGATACGCTCACGCCGGCCAACGTCGAGGTCGACGACGTCTTCACGGCGACGATCAACGACAAGTCGATCAGTTTCACGGCGACGGCCGCGACCGTGGGCAACGTGACCGCCGGGATCACAGCGGCCTGGAACGCCTCGACGGAGCCGGAGTTCGCCGAGATCACGGCCACCGACTCGACGACGCACGTAACACTCACGGCCGACACGGCCGGGGTGCCGTTCACCGTGACGGCGACCGAGACGGACGGCGGCGGGACCGACGATCAGACGTTCACGAGAGCGGCCAGCACAGCCAACGCCGGGCCCAACCTGTGGATCGCAGGCAACTTCGATAGCAACACGTTGCCGGCGAACGGCGATACGGTGATCTTCGAGAACAACAACATTGATTGCCTCTATTTGCTGGATCAAAGCGGCGTCAATCTGGCCGCATTGACAATCAAGCAAAGTTACACCGGCAAGATCGGCCTTCCCGAGTGGAACGCGAACAACTATGGCGAGTACCGGACGACCTATCTGAAACTAAACGACTGTACGGCCGTGACGATCGGCCAGGGCGAGGGGAACGGCTCGGGCCGATTGAAGATCGACGCCGGGTCCAACGCCGCCAGCGGTCTGACCGTATGGAACAAGGGGACCCGGGCCGAGACGGGAATCCCGTGCATGCTGTACAAGGCGGGGCACGCCGACGGAACCGTGACGGTAATCAAGGGAGACGTGGGCGTCGCGATCTTCGGAAGCGAGACGGCGACGGTCAAGACGCTCCAGGTCGGCTACCTTGACAGCCGGACCGGCGACAGCACGGTCATCTGCGGCGATGGGGTGACGCTCAATGGGGCCGGCAGCACGGTCACCGTCGACGGCGGCGAGGTGGACCTCGGGGATAATGCGGTGCTGACCGTGACCCAGACCGGCGGCGAGGTGACCCTCGACGGGTCGGCGACCTGTACGACCTGGCACCTCGACGGCGGGACGGCCTACTATAAGTCGACCGGGACGCTAACGACGGTGAACGTCGGTGGCGGCGGCTCGTTGGACTTCCGCCGGGACATGGGTTCGCGGACCGTGACAAATTGCAGCGTCTACCAGGGCTATGCGATTCACGATCCGTTGAAGACCGTCACGTGGTCCAACGGGATCGATCACACACGGTGTTCGCCCATGGAGGGGACGTTCGACGTTGGGCAGCACCAGACGGTGAAGCTAGAGGCTATCTAGTGGGAAACACGTTCACCGATCGATCGACCCGGCGGATCGCCGACGTGGTGCGGACCGTCGAACGGATGCCGACGGATCTGACACGCGAGCCGGCCGAGGTCCGGGTCGTGCCGTTCGAGATCTGCCGATTCGAGATGACCGAGGCCTTGACGGTCCCGCAGAACGGGCCGGGGACCGGGCGGGCCTGGAAACTCCGCTGGTCGCCGACCGAGACGCACGTCGGGCTGAACTACGACACGCTGAACAGTTGGACCCCCGGCGCGATCCTCGACGCGACCGGTGGGATCTCGTACTACGAGACGTGGCCCGCGACCGACTGGCGGGGCGACTATACCAGCGACTTCGGCGACTCGGAGGTGGGCTACCACGAGGAGCCGATCACGGTCGTCGACTTTCTCCGGCGGCACTCGAAGCCGGCGACGCCGGATGGGGTGGTCGGTGCCTATGGGATCGCCTGGAACCCGCACGACGGGCCGATCGATCTGCCGAACGTCGGCAGCCGGCCGGTTTGGGAGATCCTCGCCATGCAGACGCCCGACGATTTCTACGGGCGGCTGGAGGGGAATCTCGACACGTCGGACGCCTCGGAATACGTGACCGTCTTCCGGCCGGACGGGACGACGGGGCATCAGACGGTTGGACCGGGCGGGTACGATTATTTTCTGGCGGGCGATTCGCAATTGGTGTGGAATCCGCCGGCCGATTGGAATAGCGGTACGTCGTCGTTCGACGGCTACCTCTTCGCGGGCGAGACGGGCGACGTGGTGCGGTGCTCGTGGAACATGCGCGAGTCGAAATACTACATCACGCAGATCGAGCCGAATAAACGCGGCTGGACCGGGCAGACGGTCGTGACCGACGTCGGCCCGCCGGTCGTCACGAAGACGATCTGGTCGCCGCCCTACGCGCCGCCGACCTAGCGCCGCATGTGCCACTCGTGGTTCAGCACGAGGCGGTCGACGCACCCCCCCCCCAGCGGGCCATTTCGGAGAAAATCCGCCCGGCGGCCATTATTCCTCTTGACCTATATCGGGGATGGCCTATAATACAAGTAATGGAGGTGAACGACATGGCACAGTTCCGAAAGACACGCGGTCAGGTCGGGTGGCCGGGTCCGCAGGTGCGGCAGATCGAGGGATGGGCACGGACCTGGAATATCGAGGTCCACGGCCACATCGCGCAGACCGGCACGCACTACCTCACGTTGACCGGCGACGACGGCGACGAGATCACGGTGCGTATTGCCGATCATGCGGACGCTTACGCGACGGCCGATTACACGGTGAATCCTGCGGAGGATCAGCGAGAGGCCATCCGGCGGTGGATCCACGAGCATGGATCGCGGACGACCAGGCGAACGACCGCTCAGCTCCGCAGGATCGCAAGGGAACTTGCGGAGGCTGGCTGGACCGTCGTGCAGCCGACGAGCGAAATAGTCCACGTCACCGGCGGCGGATACGTCCTCGCTAGGGTGTTCCGAGACGCACACAGCGTGAATGCTTCGGCGCCGGCAAGCCTCCGAACGTGCGTGGAGTCCGTGGTCGCGACCACATCGGCGAGAGGCAACAAATAGCGGCACACGCCGCACCCAGCCGCCGGGTTGGCGGCAGAAAGGGAGTGAGTAAGATGGGTAGTTATACGCTGGAGAAAGCAATAGCCGAGGCTATTGCAATCGCGCTCGACTCTTGTCCCGAGCGTGCCGAGCAGCGTGCAGTAGCGCTGCTATACCAGCAAGGTTGGATGGCCAACCTTAGCTGCGCAGAGCAGCGAGATGTCGAATCCAGCGTACGCGCTGCGCTAAGTAACGGAGAGTATGCGCAATGCCGCTGACAACAATCGGCGAGCAGATCCGCGCGGCGCGGACCGCCGCCGGGCTGACACAGATCGAGCTGGCCGAGCGAGCCGGACTCTGGCAGTCCTCGATCTCGGACTACGAGAGAGGCGAGGAGGAGCCCGATCGCCGGACGCTGCATCGTCTGGCCGACGCGATCGGCTGCGCCTATCGCTACGAGAACGGCCGCGAGCAGTTCGGTTAGGGGCGGTCACCGCTAGAAAAGGGACGATCTACTCGCCGCCCTACGCTCCGCCGACCTAGCGCCGCATGTGCCGCCTATCCTTAACTGTCTACGGGCGTGCCCACTTGCTGCACCAAGGCACAGCCCACGGCGGCCAGAAATCGTACGTGTGTACTGGGGTCGTTATCCGCGACGTCTTCTAGCTGGTGGATCAGATCCCGCATGTCCAGCTCGTCGCCATTGAGCATGCTGTAGACCACGCTTGGGTCGTTGGTCATCTCTGGCATCTCACCCTCCTTGCTTTGCCGGATTCCGCTCAGGCTTCCAGTGCTCGCACTTACGGCAGATCGCCTCAAGATCCTCGTAGCCTGGCGTGCCGTCGACGTGGTGGGCGTAGGCCCAGCAGTAGTCCCAGCGTGAGGTGCTCGGGTACTGGCAGCGTGGATCGAGATTTTCGTACATGAAGTCGTGGTACTTCATGGCTCCTCCGCCTCGGTTATGCGGTTCGCAACTTTGACAAATGTACTTGGTTTGCAGCCCGCCCACCATCAGGCCAATCAAGATCGACATGCTGCCCGTATGCCGCAACAATCACCAGCCGAGTGTCTGGGGAAATCCACGTACCACGCTTGTCCCCTCGGATCTTTTCCTTGGGGGCAACGTGAGTACCGATGTAATGGTCCAAGGTCATGGAATCACCATCCGTCAGGGGGTCCCGGGGCGTTAGACTCTTCGCTCACTCGTTCACTCCGCAAGTACCGATTCAGGTCCCGGCGGAAGTCAGGCTGCTCGTCGAGCCATTCCAAATAGTCGATGGGCACCTCGTCCACCCGCTGCCCGCTGTGTTTGCCGAACGGCATGGTCGTCTGGCCGAACTGCCTAGCTTCGGCATCGGTCATGGCGGGGATGGGAGCTGTCTTGGCCGGGGTGACTGGCAGGACATCTGCGACGAGACCGTTCAGTGACTCCCAGAAGTGGACTGCGGCCTGGCCTTGGTGGTTGAAGGCCTCGTCCCTCGCCAGGTCATGGATGGTATGGGCAGCCTTGCGGGCCGCGATGTTTGCTTCGATGGTCATCACTTCTCCGCCTCGCTAGGCCCCGATCCTGGGGCGACTGTCACCATACACCGCCTGTACCATAGTATTCCCGGTCCATCTCCTCTTCGTAGACGCCTCGCAGCTCATCGCGGTACATATCCCGCAATTCCGCTTCGGAGAGCTCCTCGTCGGGGGCTACGATGCCCATGCGTTCAAGTTTTCGGTCAAGCCGGGCCTGTGCCTCACTCCGCAATTGACCCTCACTCATCTCATCCTCCTTGTTGGTTCTCCGCCTCGCTAGGCCCCGATGTTGGGGCGACTACAAACAACCCACGGCGATCGGCCCACCCGGCTGCACCTGACGCAGTGGTATGGGCTGGCGTTATCTGCCGTCAAGCCCCGCTAGCCTCACGGGACCTTTGCCTTCGCAGCCGCCCGCTCTGCTTCTCACGACAGATCCTGACGGGCCGATCATACGCTGACACGCTGCCGTGGGTTGTCGACTTTTTCAACTTGACACGCTGTGCACGACAGTTTACACTTGGGGGCATGAAGATGTCAAGTCAACAAGTCGAAGCGTTCCGCCGAAATCTCGGCCTCGTCTGTAACGGCAACCAGGGACGCATCGCAGCGTCCGCAGGGATTTCCCGGGTATTTCTGAATCGGATCATCCGAGGCCATGCCACCCCGACCCTGCCCGTGGCTTTCCGGATAGCCGAAGCCCTTGGCACTACCGTAGATACGCTCACCGAAAAAAATCTCCCAAGTGCTGTTGACAGAAAGTAAACGATAGTTTACACTCAACGGCCGTCCTGGGAATCACCAGGACATGCGTTTCCCAAACCTAAGCACCTTCTTGCTGCCTCTGCGGCGACCAGTTGGTGCTCCAACTGACACGATTGGCACGGATTGCCCTATGGCGACTCCCTTTGCGGACTTGTTGCCTCCGTTATCGACCGAAGAGTTCGATGCGTTGAAGGCTGACATCAAAACCAATGGCCAGCGAGATCCAGTCCTCGTTGACGAGGATGGCAACATCCTGGATGGCCATCACCGGCAGAAGATTGATCCGAAGGCCAAGACACGGGTGATCCGTGGTCTGACCGAGGCCGAAAAGAAAGCCTTTGTCTTCCGGGTCAACTTCTGCCGGCGGAACCTGTCGCCGACCCAAAAGGCCAAGGCGAGGAAACAGATGCAGGCCGTCGCCAAGGCACTCCGCCAGGAAGACGCAAAGAAATGGACGCAGACCAAGGTGGCGGGTGCCCTTGGGGTGGCACGGCAAACCGTTGCGGTTTGGCTGGCCGAGAAGGGTATGCGTAATGCCAGTATTGGCATTACGCATACTCCAGCCCCGGACGCCAAGGTCAAGGTACCTGCTGAACAGAAGCCACGAATCGTTGAACGGATCAACTCGGGGGAGACCCAGGCGCAGGTCGCTGCCGACTACGGGATCAACCAATCCCAGGTGTCCCGCATCGTCACGGCCGAGAAGAAAGTGGCCGAGACAAAGAAGGCCAGGGCGTCCGCGGCCAAAAAGCGGAGGGGAGACAACGGTATCAAGGTGGCCGACTTCCGGACGGTCAAGCTGGCGGCTGGATCGGTGGACCTCATTTTGACCGATCCGCCGTACGACCAGGAATCGGCAAGCCTTTATGAGGACCTGGCTGCGTTTGCCGCGGACAAGCTGGTCCCCGGCGGTTGGTTGCTAGCCTATTCCGGCAAGGCCCATCTCCCGGACGTGATGACCGGCATTGCGAAGCATCTGAAGTACGCCTGGACGTTCTGTGTCTTGCATACTGGTGGCGATGCACGTTTTCGCAAGTTCCACGTGCGGACTGGGTGGAAACCCGTTGTTGCCGCCTATCGACCTCCTTTGAAAGTCGATTGGGACTGGTTCCGGGATGTGGTCTCCGGTGGCAAAGAGAAGGCCGATCATCCCTGGCAACAAGCGGTTGCAGAGGCGGCCCACTTTATTGCACCCCTCTGTCCCAAGAGGGGTATCGTCTGTGACCCCTGCTGCGGTAGCGGTACGGCGCTTCTTGCGGCAAAACAACTTGACCGGCGTTGGATTGGATACGACCGCGACAAGGACGCGGTTGCGACGGCACGGAGTCGCCTGGATGACCCGGCAGTATAGCGGCCTAGTTCACTGTCCGCATTGCGGACGGAGTCACACGGAAGAAACGGCCTTTGAACGGTGGATGCGCAACCACCATGGGCTGCGAAGCGAGGACGGCATAGTACGGTTCGACTGCGACGTGTTGTTGCACAAATACATGATGGTGAGCGACAAGCGTTCGTCCAGATTGATCCAATGCCTGATGTTTATCGAAGTCAAAACGCATTCAGCCGGTACCACGCTGGCGCAACGAGACACGCTGTCATTGTTTTCGCAAGTGCTCCGGAATCGTCGCAGAAATATGCACGGCGACAAGAAAGGGTTGCACGCGACGGACCATACACCACTGACGGTGGCATGGAGTCGTCTGAACAAGCGAAACATTCGTCTGCGGATGTTCGGCGGGCATTTGCTGCAACTCTCCGGGACAGACCCAGAGAATAGTGCACACATAGCGTGGGACAAGAAGCCAATCGATCTAGGGATGCTTGTCCAGCTACTGCGGTTCGAGATCGACCCCGACACATTGGGGGTTTTTGACTGGCGACGACGGTACAGCAGTTTCAACGGGCGCCGCCAACAGAAGGTGATTTGGACAACTTAACACACGACCGGCACGGACGCTCGATGGCCGGCGATTGGATCAAGCTCCACAGAAAGCTGCTCAAGTCTGCGGTCTTTGAAGACGCAGTCACGCTCAAAGTCTGGATAGCGATCCTGCTTGAGGCCAATTGGGAGGAACGACAGTTGATCACCGGACAGATTCTCAAGCCGGGCGAGTTGGTCATCTCGCAGCGAAAATTTGCGCTAACCCACGGTCTCAGTCGTCAAACGCTACGTACCCACCTAGAAAGACTAGTTTTGTGTGGAAATGTCGTAGAGAAGCCAACCCACCGTGGAACGCACCTAAGTATTTGCAATTGGGAGAGTTACCAAGTACGTAATGTTGCCGTCCAACCCAGTCCTAACCCACCGGAAAGTGCCCCCTACGCTACCGCCGTTACCCATACTGCCAAAACGGCCCCCACAAATCAACCCAGTCCCAACCCAGTCGCAAGTCGTTATAGCCACATGCCTTGCGACACACACAAAACATCAAATGGCCGACATCTAACCCACAAATCAACCCAGTCCCAACCCAGTCCTAACCCAGTCCCAACCCAAGAAGAAGAAAAGAAAGAAGTACAAGAAGCTAGTCCGCGCAGGCTTCGCTACGCGGACGAGGATATGGTTGTTGCAAAGTGGATGTTCTCTTTGATCCAGAAAATCCTACCGAATGCCAAGACGCCTCCATGGACCAAGTGGGCCAACACGATCCGGCTGATGCGAGAGCAGGACGGCCGGACCCACGCCGAGATCCGGGACGTCTTCCGGCGGGCCAACCAGGACGACTTCTGGCGGGCCAACGTGCTCAGTCCCGAGAAACTGCGGAAGCAGTTGGGCAACGGGCTGGAATTGAAGCTCAAGCGGCCACCCAAGCAAGAGCCCACCTCGTCTCCACTCCCCCCGCTCGTTAACCCGTGAGGATGCTATGGATGCTGAACTCCTGGACCGGATGCCGCCGCACGACGAAGAGGCCGAGAAGGCCGTCTTGGGCTCGATCCTGCTGGACCCGGGCCGGATGGCCGACATCGAGGCCGTGATCACCGCTAAGGATTTTCACGTCGAGCGGAACGGCCGGCTCTTCACAGCGATGCGGACCCTCTGTCGCAACGGCGGTCGACTCGACGCCCAGATCCTCAAGGACCACCTCCGGACCACGGGTCAGCTCGACGCCGTCGGTGGGATGGCCTACCTCCTGGAGGTGGCCACGGCGGTGCCCTACGCCGCCCATGCGGATCACTATGCCGAGATCGTGGCCAAGAAGGCGGCACTGCGGCGGATCATCCATGTCGGCGGCGACCTCTTGCGACGGGCCTACCTCGAAGAGGATGCCGGGGAGATCCTCGAAGGGGCCGAGCGGATTTTGGCGAAGATCGGGATCCCGGACCGAACTGGGCCGCGGCCGTTCAACGAGATCGTCGAGGAGACGATCGCCGCCATTGATGAGGCGATGGCCGGGAAGCGGGGGCTTGGGTTGCCGACGGGGTTTGCCGACTTCGACACGTTCTTCGGTGGGCTATTCCCTGGGGAGCTGTGTGTCCTGGCTGCCCGGCCGGGTGTCGGGAAGACGGCCATTGCAACCCAGATTGCCGAGGACAACGCTGCCCAGGGGCGGGTGACCTATTTCGCCTCGGCGGAGATGGCGGCCAGCGAGATCGTCACCCGGTTACTCTGTGGCCAGGCCGGCGTGAATTCACAAGAGGTCCGCAGCGGACGGCTTGTGGCGTCGGACGTGTCGAGACTGGTCCGTCACAGCAACGCACTCGCCAAGGCACGACTCTATCTGGATGACCGGCCGGGTCTTTCGACTGCCCAGATTCGCCGAGCGGCTACACGGGTCAGTCGGGAGGGTCTGCGATTGATGGTCGTCGACTACCTGCAACTACTACAGCCGGCCGACCGGCGAGTCAGCCGAGAGGAACAGGTGGGTTCGATGGCCCGGGACCTGAAGTGTCTGGCCCGGGAGTTGGAGGTACCGATCCTCTGCCTTTGCCAACTGAACCGGCAGGCGGTCAACGGGCCACCTGACCTGCATCATCTACGGGAGAGCGGTGCGATTGAGCAGCACGCTGACATGGTGATGTTTCTGCACCGTGAGCCAGAGAGCCGACAGGACGGCGACCCGCCACCGGAGACCGAGTCAACCCAGTGGATCGTGCGGAAAAACCGCAATGGGGAGATCGGTATGGTGCAGCTCTGGTGGTCGCGGTCGCTGGTTGGCTTCGACAGCCAACCGAAGGCGACAGTGTGGACCGGACAGGACGAATTGAGGGAGTTCGTTGGAGCCCTGGAGGAATGACATGGACGCAGCGCAGCTAACGGAGATCCTGGCCAAGCACAGGGCGTGGTTCGACGGGGGATGCAAGGACGGGGTGGGGCGGAAGGCCAACCTGTTCAGAACCAACCTGTTCAGAACCAACCTGAGCGCCGCCAACCTGAGGGACGCCGACCTGAGGGACGCCAACCTGATCAGGGCCGACCTGAGCGCCGCCGACCTGCGCGAGGCCAACCTGATCAGGGCCGACCTGAGCGCCGCCGACCTGCGCGAGGCCAACCTGATCGAGGCCAACCTGATCGGGGCCGATCTGAGCGCCGCCAACCTGAGGGACGCCGACCTGAGGGACGCCAACCTGATCAGGGCCGACCTGAGCGCCGCCGACCTGCGCGAGGCCAACCTGATCGAGGCCAACCTGATCGGGGCCGATCTGAGGGGGGCCAACCTGAGGGACGCCGACCTGAGGGACGCCAACTTGATCAGGGCCGACCTGAGCGCCGCCGACCTGTGCGACGCCAACCTGATCGACACCAACTTGATGGAGGCCAACCTGATCAGGGCCAACCTGACTGGCACCTGCCTTGACCCGCTCAACCAACCGAACGGCGACGTGGAGGGGTTCGAGCGGGACGGGGACTACGTGATCGGGTACCGGACACGCGAGGCCGGACACATCGACGAGTACCAGGACGGCCGCCACTACAGTGCGGACTGGTTCTCGTGCTGTCCGGAGACGGAGTGTCATCCGGGGCTGTACCTCGGCCCAACCGTTGAGCATGCCAAAGAGTTCGGCTCGCCGGTCATCCGGGTGCAGACCAAACCGGAGCACGTCCACCACGTCGGCACGAAGTGGAGGGCTCGGGAGTTTTACGTGCTCGGGGCAGTGAGGAAGTGAGATGGAACGATTCATCAAGGTCCTTCAGCACGAAGTCCCGGACCATGACACCCGAGTGCGGGTGTATCAGGCGTTTCTGGAGTATCGGCTAAATCGCAAGACTCGCTGGAGCCGTGTCGACCCGCGACGCCCGCGAATTCTGGCGTTGTGTTGCGAACAAGATGCGGCACTCCAGGAGGCGTATGTCAGACACGTGTCCTAGTGAATTAGCACAACCCGCCGGGCGACCGAGTCGACCGGCATAATCGGCACGGACGTAATGGACGGAACGCAACGGACATTTCGGCAGGATGGCTGCGACAACCTCCGAGGTCGTCAAGCGCGATGGCTCGCGCTCGGAGCGTGCAGGACGCACGGGCGGTGGCAGCCGCCGCGGCAGGAGGCCGCCTCCGATCCGTCGGAGCGTGGTGGTCCACGCCCGTTTACCGGGGTCACGTGGTGGACACCTCAACCGGGAGAGGTCCGGCCCCGGGCCAGCAGGGCCCAAGTCCAACGGGTTCGATTCCCACCGACGGATTCCTCATGTGGGTGCCTTCCCGGCGTCCGGTGCTTTCGAGCCGACGGCCCGGCGCCGGGGAGGCCCTTTGCTATCTACTGCCTACTACCGACTAAGCGAAACGATGGCCTGGCCGAGCCGTGAGGTATGGATGATCCGCTCCGCGATGCCGCTGTTAAGGCGTCTCGGGTTCGAGATCCATCTAACCGGGGATGATACCCTGGTCATCAGTCCGCCGGAGGAGATCGATCCCCTGTGGATTGTCGACCTGCTGCTGAAGCACTCTGCGGACGTGATGGAGATGCTCCAGACGGACGCGGCGTACGACCGTCAAATCTACGTCGGCGGCCCGTGTATGAGCTGCTCGATGATGGCCTGGCGATGTTCCGGGGCTGGGCCACCAGCCGGAAGAAGGCCCGACGAGGCAAGTTAGTCGAGGAGAAACCATGATCCACTACCTCCGCACGCTGTGGCGTTGGCTGCTCCGGAAGCCCGCTCCGCCGATTTGGGCGGCGATCCCAGGCGAGCACTGTACGATCCTCTTGGTGCGGCAGGTGCGACGTGGCTGGGCGAAGGAGGTCTTTTATTATGGTTTCGATTACGACAACCCGTTTCCGCTGGCCCAGCGATTGATGCAACATGCGTTCTTGCCGGAGCTCTCCTTGACGCTCAGCGAGGCCCGCAAGCTGATCGAGCTGGCCCGGTGGGCAGCGGCCGAGTGGAAATACAAGGTGGATTCCTCCCAGGCGGGCGCGGGTATTCCGTCGCTACCTCGCCCGTGCCCGCCCTTATGATAACATCCGGCCCCGGGAAACTGACCTTGTACTCGTAGGAGCTGAAGTGAAGTCGTGGCCAAGAATGACTTGCCGGATGGTCCGGCGACCCGGGGCCGGTTGAGATAACTAGATGACGCGACGTGACCCGACGAGACAAGACAGGACATGCCCCGACTCGACGCGACTCGACTGGACAAGACGCGAAGCCATTATCCATCGATTACAGCGACGCGACCCGACATGACAGGACAAGACGGGACTGGACATGACGGGACAAGACGAGACAGGACCCGACTTGACTCGACTCGACCGGATGTGACGTGACCGGACAGGACAAGACGCGACAAGACGAGACGCGAAGCCATTATCCATCGATTACAGCGACGAGACGCGACACGACCTGACTCGACATGACTCGACCCGACGGGACCAGACAAGACCGGACATGACCGGACCAGACTGGACTCGACACGACATGACCGGACATGACGAGACAGGACCCGACGGGACAGGACCCGACGCGACAAGACTCGACAGGACCCGACGCGACGCGACAAGACGCGATTTCATTCACGACACGAACAGGAGGTAATCATGATTGGTGCACTGAGTTCGTTTACCCAGCGGGCGATTGAACGCCTGCGGAAGGGCGACCCGGGCGACCGCATCACGACCGAGGAGATGTCACAGATCGTCGGCCGCGACTGTGCCGAGGGTAATGGGGCGGCCAACGTCCGGACTGCGATCCGCCACGTACGGCGAGAATATCGCGTCTGGTGGGAGCGTGTCCGCGGCGAGGGCTGCTGGCAGTGTCTCGGCGACGCGGACAAGGTGACCTCGCAGAACCGGGCGGTGCGATTGATGGCCCGGCGGGCTCGGCTGCACGCCCGGGAGTCGATCGCCATCTCGCCAGAGAAGTTGGACGCCAGTAGCCGCGTCGACTTCTACTTGAACCAGATCCAGTTTGGTCTGATGCTGACCGGTGGTAGCAGCGGTCTGCGGAAGAAATTGACCGAAAGCAAGATGATCGAAGACATGCGACAGCCGGAACTGCCGAAGCTGATCGACCTGATGAGCAACGGCGACCGGAAGTAATGAGAAGTACGCGACTCGACTCGACTCGACGCGACGGGACATGACGCGACTCGACATGACAGGACTCGACTCGATTTGACAAGACTGAACTCGACATGACAGGACTCGACGCGACAAGACAAGACGCGACACGACAAGACGCGAAGCTATCATCCATTGATTACAGCGACGAGACGTGACACGCCACGACTCGACAAGACACGACGGTGCTAGACTCGACTCGACGCGACTCGACTCGACGGGACTCGACGCGACGGGACTGGACGCGACTCGACAAGACGAGACGCGACACGACACGACGAGACTCGACAGGACAGGACATGACGCGACATGACGCGACAAGACCTGACTAGACCGGACCAGATAAGATGCGACAAGACGCGATGTAACTAGAACTCGACACGACAGGAGACCGCGGATGTTCAAGGCAAGTTTTCAACTGATGGGCGTGAGTGACCTGATGTTTGGCCGGCACGTGGCCGAAGGCAAACTGGACAACGAGACCGATGACCAGCGGGAGGAGCGGGTCTGGCAACAGAAGGTCCCGGTGGACGACAAAGGCCATTGCTACTTCAACCCATTTGCGATCACCAACGGACTGGTATCGGCGGCCACGTGGCTGAAACGCAAGGTGGCTGGCGAGCGTGGGGCGACGTACACGAAACGCTTTCGGTCCGGTGTCAATCCGCACAGCAAGCTGTATCTATTCGACCGGAAGGACAAGCCGATCACGATCGACAAGGTCGTCCGATGCCGGCTGTTTGTGCCCAGCGACGGGAAACACGGCGGGCCGAAGCGGGTGCCGCGTATCTTCCCGACGCTGCACGAATGGGTCATGCGTGGCGACGTCCTGATCTTCGACGGGAAGATCAGCGAGAAGATATTCCACGATCACTTAGAGGCCATGGGCCGGTTCATCGGATTCGGCGCGATGCGGGTCGAGAACGGCGGGATCAACGGCCGTTTCCTGATCGACGCTTTGGAATGGTCGCCGTTGGAGGCAGAGACAGTTAGTGCCTGACGAGACCCGACATGACGAGACCGGACGCGACAGGACTCGACCGGACGCGACAGGACTGGACAAGACGCGACAAGACGAGACGCGAAGCCATCATCCATCGATTACAGCGACCAGACGCGACGCGACACGACATGACTCGACAGGACAGGACGGGACCGGACCTGACGGGACGAGACAAGACGCGAAGCCATCATCCTGATCTAGGACCTCACGGCACGACGCCGTGACGGACGGAGCGGCACGGAGCCGCCTAAACAAGGACGCCGGGGGCTGCGGCAGGAGGCCCGGTCCCGGGCTATTTAGTACGGAGGCTAAACCATGCTTATTCTGACACGACGTCAAGGGCAGGAACTTCTCATTGACGGCCGCATCCGGGTCGTCGTCTCCGAGGCCAGAGGGCAGGTGAAACTGGGTGTAGATGCACCCCGGGAGATCCCCGTGGTGCGTGGTGAGCTGGTGGAGAAGGAGAATCCGAATGGAACTACCGATCGACCCGCCGCGTGAGCGGGACGAGGAGGAGGAGCGTCTGGCCCGGGAGGCCCAAGAGAACGAGCGGGCCAGGCTCCTGGAGGAGTACCTCGAAACCTGTCCTAATGTGACGATCGTGGAGGAAAAGCATGGGTAAGGCACGCCACGTCGAGTGCTCGATCGAGGAGTATCACCGGCGGCCGGAGTATAGCCGCTCGCAATTGGAGGTCCTGGCCGCGAGCCCGCCGCTGTTTTATGGGCGGTTCCTCGCCAAGCCGCCGCTCTATCCGCGTGAGGCGAGCCGGGCGCTAGAGTTGGGCACGGCGGCGCACACCCTGCTGTCGTCGTTTGCCGATCGCGACCAGCTCGTCGAGATCCCCGAGGAGGTGCTCAGCGCGAACGGGGCCCGGCTGGGCAAGGCCTGGGACCAGTTCGCCACCGAGCACGCCGGCAAGATCCTCCTTAAGGCGGCCGAGATGGCGACGTGCCGGGCGATGATCCGGCACGTGTACGACCATCCGATCGGGCGGCGGATTGTAGCCGAGGCCCTGCACTATGAGTACAGCGTGGTCTGGACCGACGCCGAGACGGGGCTCGATCTGCGATGCCGCCCCGATATTCTATGGGCCGGCCGACCGCCGGTCCTGGTCGACTTCAAGACGACCCGGGCGACCGACCGCGACGCGTGGCGGCGGGAGTGCGTCCGTTACGGGTATCATCGCCAGATCGCCTGGTACCTCGACGGCCTGAACGCCTTTCAGATCCAGGCCTGTCGGGGCCTGTTCCTCGCGGTCGACAAGTCGCCGGCCTACGAGGTCCGCGTTTTCGAGCTGCCCGAGGATGCGATCGCATTGGGCCGGCAGCAGAACCGCGAGAACCTCCGCGACCTGGCCCGGCGGCTCGACGAGGACGACTGGACCAGCGTCGACGGCCGGGAGATCCTCCTGGTCGATCTGCCCACGTGGGCATATCCTGATATTCAACTCAAACTGGGGAGTGAGACATGCATCATATAGACACCTTTTTCGACGATCCGTACCTCCGGGCCGGGCACCTGGCCGGCGAGGTCCACACCGTCACGATCAAAGCCGTCCGGGCCGAGATGGTCGGCCGCGAGGAGGACAAGCGGCCGGTCATCTACTTCGCGGAGTTCGACAAGGGCATGGTCTGCAACAAGACCAACGCACGGCGGATCGTCGCGCTCTACGGTGGCGACACCGATACCTGGCCTGGCTGTCGCTTGCTGCTGTACCCGACGACCTGCGAGATGGGCGGTGAGGAGGTCGACTGCATCCGCGTCAAACCACAAGCCCCGCCGGCCCCGTCCGCGCCACGGCGTAAACGCAAAGGACAAAAGTGAATGGCGATTGTACTGAAGTTACCCCGGGCCCGTGGGCGGACGGGGCAGAGCCCGCCCGGGCAACCGAACGCCAGGGAGCGGGCCTACGCCGACGAACTGAAGTGCCGGCAAGTGGCCGGCGAGATCCTGTGGTACGAGTATGAACGCATTACGTTCGTGCTGGTCCATGCGATCAGCAAGACGATCAAGGGCCAGCGATACACGCCTGACTTTGCCGTAATGCTCCCCGATGGGACGATCGAGATGCACGAAGTCAAGGGCTTCCGCGACGAGAAGAACATGAACAAGCTCAAGATCGCCGCGGAGATGTTCCCGTTTGTCTTCGTCCTGGTTTCCCGCCGGACCAAAAAAGAGGGTGGCGGTTGGGAGATCACCAAGTACGAGCGACGGAGTTGACCCCTAACAATGCCCCCAGCCACCCGAAGATTACCCGACGAGCTCTACAACGCACTCTACGAGGCGTTGCAGCGGGACCGTGGCGACGTGTTGATGCGGGCCGTCGGGCTGGAGGTGGATATGCAATCACACAAGCGGAAACTGAACCACGCGATCCGGCTGGGGATCGCGGAGGCGTTGGACCGGTACGCCGTGGATGAACTGAAACATCTGCTTGCCGAACAGGTGGCCGTGGCCGAGGGCGAGGTCCGCCGCCGGCAGAACGAGGCGGCCCGGTTGGAGGCCAACCGGATCGCTAAGGCCGAGAAACGGGCCAGGAAGAAGCGGAAGGAGGCGTGATGTTGCGGGTCTCGGAACATCTGCGGGCCCATCTGTTGGCCTCGCTCGGGGTGCCGGAAGGGCCTCGTCGGCCGATGCCCGACCTGGACCTGCTGTCCGTGACGGAGTGGTCCCCGGAGTTCGAGCGGCTCTGCCGAAACCGGTTGATCGTGGGGGCGTTTCGGTATGGACGGCTTGGGGGTCCCGATAAGTGGCGCGCGGCCGGCGGACGTCGGCACGACCTGATCGGAGGGGCGCGAATGAAGCTCGACCTCTACGAGCAGACCGGAAACCAGGAGCACCTCGTCGACCTGGCCAACTACGCCCTGTTGGAATTTGTCCACCCGTCGCGCCCCGGTGCGTATTTTCACGCCGAGGACGACCAGCGGCACTGCCCCGTGGCAGCGAAGAGGAGTTTGTGATGGACCTTGACCGGCCACCGACGGACAAACAAAAGCGGGTGCTCTGGCTCGTCGGCAGCACGATTCGGGAGACCGGGCTGCCGCCGACCCAGCAGGCCATTGCCGACTTCCTGGGGTGCAGCTCGCACAACTCAGCCGAACAGCATCTCTTTGGGTTGCAGAAGCGGGGGCTGATTGTCCGCCATTATGGTAAACACTGTGGCATTCAATTGACTGCCAAGGGCCGGGCACTGTACGAGTCCCTCAATTGCCATGGCGAATTCGCATCTAGCGGCGGGTGTGGGCCAATCCGTAGAATTGCGGGAGACAACAGTCCGCAAATTACGGAGGCGAGTGATGACGCCGGCGGAACTCTACGAACTGGTTCAGGAGCAGGTCGAGGCCCTGATCGCTGAGGCCCAGGAGGTGGTCAAGGACGGGATATCGGTGCGGGATGTGGCGGTCGTGATCCGGGCGTTTGTCCGGCGAGTGGCCGTCATTGTCCACGCGATTTCGGCGACCGAGGCCGAGAAGCGGGACCTGGTGCTCTTTTGTGTCGACCGCTTCTACGAGTTGGTGATCAAGCCGGTCAACATCCCGTGGGTGCCGGATCTGGTCATCGAGCCGGCCCTGGACCGGGCGATCGGGGAGCTGGTCCATTACGTGGCCAGCGAGTTCTACGACATGATCGTCGATCTGTTCGGTGCCACGCTCTGGCCGGAACTGCCGGAAGGGGAGTGGCGGCTGGCCACGATCCTCGACGTGAATCGGGCCCGTAGGTCGGCGTGATGAAAGGCTTCGACACGCTTTGGTTCCAAATCCTGCTGAGCGTCTTCTTCGGAGCGGTCGGCCTCGGGGCTGGTGTCCTGTTGTGGTTTCTGTGGGCATTCGATCAGGAGTGGCGGCGGCACTACCGGATCGATTTCTGGGCCGAGGTCTTTCTGCTGGCCGGCGTCGTGGTGGCAATGGCCGTGGCAATCCTACGCCTTTGGTGAGGAGTCTCGATGACGACGGTGACGTGGGCGGCCGATCGGCCACAGCCGACCTCGGAGGAAATCCGGGCGGCGATGGACACGTACCGTGAGGTGATGGCAGCCCAAGAGGCCCGCCGCCGACACCTGGCCGAGTCCTTGCGGACGTTTCGCTGTCCGGAGTGCGGCCGTGCGGCAGTGCATCAGTCGGACCCGGATCGGTTGCTGGTCTGCCGCCACGTCTACAAGTCGATCCGAGAGCAGATCGAGCCACGTGACGGGCCGGCACCGCTGGGTGCCCTGCGGGTTGATGTCACGCCAATCGACGAGCTGTAGGAGTCTATCATGCACGGATGTTTTGCGGCGGCACTCCTGTTCCTCGGCCTGGGCGGCTGCCCGGCGGCGATCGAGATGGAGGATCGCTACGAGCCCTATGAGCCGATCGTAGCGACGGTCTCGGACGAGGCCTCGGTTTATTTCTGGGAGTTCGGAGACGACCTTGAGGCGATCGAACTCGACAACGGTCAAACGCTGCACATCTGGGCGGCGCCGGGTGAGCACCGGCTGAAGGTGCTCTTGTTGACGATCGACTGGGAAAAGCGGACGGTCACCAAGAAACAGGTGATGAAAAAGTTCACCGTTGGGAAGGCCGAACCTCCCCCCCCTCCGCCTCCGCCACCGCCCCCGCCGGGCAAACTGGCGATCGTGGTGGTGGCGGAATCGGCGAATCGGCCGCCGGCACTGACCCGGGTGCTCGACGGATTGGAGACGCACCTCGACCGGGAAAACATCTGGGCCCGGTTCGAGGACCCGGACCTGGTCGACGGCCGAACCGGCAAGGTGCCGCCGTGGTTCGCCCTCTGCCTCCAAAAGATTGGGGAGGCTGGCGTCCGGCCACCGGCAATCGTGGTTGCTACTATCGCAACGGACAACTCATTTGCCCCACGGGCCGCTGAGGCCCTGCCGGCGACCGCTGCTGAGGCCGTGAAGGTCGTGGAGAAATACAGATGAGCGAGTTGATTATCCCGCCCGGAAAGAAGAGCGGCTGTTTGCCGCGGCTGTGGCTGCCGGGCAAAGCCTTTCCGTTGTTTGAAGATCGGCTGGAGGTTTTCTCGGACGACCAGTGCCGGGAGGAATTGGCGATCGGCACCCAGAGCCTGGAAACCGATATCGACGAGATTTTGGATCAGGACGGGCGGGGAAGTTGCGCCACGGAGTCGACCAGCCAGGCGGTAATGATCAGCAATAGCTCTCAACTCCGCCCCCATGTGCTCTTGTCTCCATGGTCGATCTACGCATTTACAAGCGATGGGAAGGATGGCGGCTCGAACATCGACCGGAACCTGGACTTTGCGAGCCGGCGGGGCATTCTGCCAATGGAAATCTGGCCACGGTCGAAGGGATGGAGCAACCAAGCACCTGATCAGCTATGGAAAGAGGTCGGGTGTTACTTTCGCATTGCAGAGACCTATGACATCACGACCATCGCCGAGACCCGCACGGCCCTGTTGCGGTCGTACCCGGTCGTGTTCGGCTGGCAGGGGCATAGTTGCGTTCTCATTTACCTCCGGGATATGGATACGGCGGACTATGCCAACTCGTGGGGGGCCGACTGGAACGGCGACGGGATCGGGCAGATTCGATTGAGTGCGATCAACTTCCGCTACGGGGCGTTTGCCGTGCGGACGACCGTTGACTCCCGAGGATATGTCGAGGCCCGCAAGGACAACCTGGCCCGCTGGCAGGAGATGGCCAGGGCCGCTTAATCAAGGAGATGCGATGAACACTTTGATTCTAGCCGCCGCCCTGTTGGGCACACCGCAGTGTGCCGACGGGCAGTGTACCATCCAGCCGGTCCGCACCGTGGTCCGAGCTGTTGTTACCCACCAGCCGGTTCGACGTGCCGTCCGAGCCGTGGCCCAACGGCAGCCGGTCCGCCGGTTCTTCTGTAAGAGACGGCCGGTCCGGCGATTAGTCGGTGCCGTGCTGCGTCCCCGATGCCGCCGGTGAGTTCGGCCGTATGAGACCACGACGAGATCTGCCAGGTGAACAACGGTGTGCGAAGTGCGGTCAGCCGATCGCACCGGGCGATGCCTCGATGGTCAACGGCACGGGACCGTACTGTTCGGTGTGCCTGGCGGGGGGAGTCAGACTCGGTGGCGTGACGATTTGGGTGCCACCGCTGGCCACGATAGAGATCGTATGAGCACCACAAAGACACTGCACCTTGCCAAGGATGTGATCGGCGCGGGAATACTGCCGACGGAGGTCCAGTGGATTGGGCAAAATCTCCACGTCGACTGGCAGCGTGAGGATCACGTCTGGGCGACGCTCCGGGTCGGTGAGGACGGCGTCGCGTTCCGAGTTGCGACCGGGCCGGACTTCGAGCAGTGCGACTACCGTCCGCTGACCGGCGTTCAGGAGACCCTCGACCGGGCCCAGGAGACGCTCGGCGAGTGGGAGCTGCCGGCCGTGGTGAGCTGGGAGGGCGAGCAGTTGTTTCTCCAGTGGACCGCCACGGGACGGAGGGCCTACATCGAGATCGACGAGGAAAACGTCTGCGTTGGAGTCGGCCTCGGTGCCGACCAGGTGATCGCCGACTACGAGGCCGTGGCATGACTCCCATCACCCCGATCCGTGACGACTTGGTAGCCTGCACCGACTTCTGCTTCCGGCGGAGCTGGTGCGTGCGGCGGACCCCGACGGAATCCCGGCAGATGATCCGGTCGGGGCTGGAGCTATTGAAGTTCTCCGAGAACCAGAACTACGAGCGATTCCGGGAGGAGATGGAATCCGAGGCCCGCTGCCGCTATCGAATGCGACATCAGGGACGCCGGCCGAGGTCGATTGGCTGGTGGCTGATCTTCGTCAAGATCGTGTTGCCGATCTTGATCCAGCTCGTCTGGAAATGGTGGAATAACCGCAACCGGGAGGGGTGGAAGGCGTGACATCCATCGAGGCCCTACGGAGCGTCGTGCCGCAGTGTAGTCGCCCGGCGTGTGGGTGGAAAGGCAACGGCTCGACGCTGATGCTGGAATGGCGCGACTGGGAGGTCGGGAAATCGGCCTACATCGAACTCGACGACGAACGTGTCGACGTGGTGATCTACGACGGTGACACCCGACAACAGATCCTGTACGACCGAACATGAGCGAAACCGAAATCTACGACCTGATCCGGCAGACGTACACGTCGCAGGCGGAGTTGACGACCAAGGTCGACACGCTGGCCGCTCGCCTGGATGAGCGGTGTCCCGCTGCGTTGGAGTCGATCCACCGGGTCGAGAAGATCCTCGACGGCAACAACGGGATCGGGCTGCGGGGCCGGGTCGAGGTACTTGAAAACCAGATCGGCTCGGATAATTGGCTGAAAAAACATTCTAGCAAAATGTTAGCTGCGATCTTGGCGGCCTTGTCTGCCCTGGTGGCCTACGCCTGTGGAGTCCAGAAATGAAACGACTGCTCTATCTACTACCTATCCTCTGCTGCCTACTCTCGACGGCCGTCTTCGGTGAGGGTATCCGCAGCGGGCACCACACTGACGGGGTCTACCTGGTCGTACCGTCGAACGCCGATGGGAACTTCCGCCGGGGCGGGCCACGGATCTACCTGGCCGACGCCACCGACGCCAGTGATGAGATCCAGGCGGCGATCGACGCGGCGGAGCAGAGTGCTACGGCCGACTACCCCGGCAAAGTCAAGCTCCTGCCGGGTCGGTACAACATCCAGAGCGCGCTGTACATCGGCTACGACACGGTCAACAACCACCAGGTGGCACAAGAGAATGAAGGCTGTGTCCTGGAGGGGATCGGGGATGTCTATATCCTCTGGACCGGCTCGACGGCGACGAACATGGGGGACGCCGACTTCATGTTGAACGTCGGCCCCAGCGGCTCGTCGTTTCGGGAGCCGATCGTCAAGAACATCAAGCTGCTTCCGAACGACAAGCAAAACGGGTTGTATCTGACAAATGCTGCCTATGCCGGGGTGGATGGGGTTTACATCTACGGGCCGAAGTTTATTGGGATATGCTCCCGGAGTTCTTGGTTGTGCGATCTGAAGAATATGGAGATCAATACGTGCGATGGTATGGCGGCGATTCTGGCGGGCGCCACGTCCACCACGATTCGCAACCTCACCGTCACCAACTCCGATGATAGTGAGATGCCGGTGGTGCGGTCCTATGCGATTGACAATGGGGACGACAGCACGCGGGATCGCACCGTGGATAGTGACGACTATCCGTTTTGGCCCGGTGAGGCGATCAGCGATGGGAGTAAGAGCGCGATCTACCTGGCCAACGGCGGACCGCTGGAGGCGATCAGCAATGCCAATCGCAACACGAAACGGATCATCGTCGCGCACTACGGTGGCGACACGACGGCGTTTGCCGACAACGCCGATTTGACAGGTGCAAGCTCGGGCAACACGGCGAAGGCCGATGTCTCCGGCGAGACGGCCTTTGACGTGCGGGCGGCGGTCTACTTAAACATGAGTAGTGGTCACGCGGACACCCTCGATTTCGAGGCGAATATCTACGGGTCTAGCTATCCGATGCTACGTGTTCACGCGGCCCACTCAAGCGTCCTGACGAATTGCCGGTTTGCGGACGCCGGCACGAGTGAAAGTGATGCGCGAGCCCAGGCGGACACGCACATTGAGGCCGAGTATTGCAATGGGCTGACGATCCGGAATGTTTCGTCGCTCAACAATGTGACGGACATGATGGATACACTTGTCAACGTGGACAAGGACGACTTGGACCAAGATAACGATGACACAGTGGAGAGCGTCTCCTACGTCTCGGGCGGCGCCACGACGCGGCTTGCCAATGGTGACACGGTCTATCTATGGGATGGGGCTGGCGGCATCACGGATGGCGAGTACACGATTACGGCGGACTCGTGGTACGGCACAGGATTCAAGATCGACGAGGACCCTGGAGCCGACGCTACCGGCATCGATATGTATCCGATCAGTGCTGTGGCACGAGACCTCGGGAGCGAATCCGTTCTCTTGGAGAGCTGCTGCAACACGATCGTCGATAACGTCGAAGTGCGGGGGATGAAGGATGCGATCGTCACGCTCGACAGCGGATGCACGAATTGCACCGTCCGCAACATCTGGGACCGGTCGACGGGGATCTATACGACCGAGGCGTACGGCCTGTACGACGGGCGGTGTGCGGACCTGGTGGCGGATTCTGGCACGGATACCCAGATCGCCGGGCTGAAGTTCTACGATTACTCCTCCTGGCAGTATTCCGGGCAGAAAAATACGACGCAGGTCTGGGACGAGGTCCGCAACGGGCTGCACAAAACCCGGATCACGCTGCACCGGCTGGAGATGGACATCACGGAGGTTGCCGCAGACCCGGACGGATGGGGCACCGTGCAGATCTACACGTTCCCGCAGGGGCGGGTTCTCGTGCTGGGGGTGACGACGGATCTCGTGTGTGATGCCACATCGAACTACGACGGGGATGGCGACATCGGCGATACGGCCGAGGGGGATTTTTCCATCGGTACGACGGCAACCTCGGACACAGATTTGTCTGGTGATGCGACAGACATTGATTTGTGTCCAGTGACCAGTGTTGTTTTAAGCAGCGGAACCGGCGACGGGCACGGCGCACTGGCTGCTAGCGCACAGTTCGACGGGACTAGCAGTGCCAAGGAGGCCCACTTGAATATGATCTGGGACGCTGCCAGCGTGGCAGGGAATACCAAGGTCGCTTGGTATGGCACCGTCACGATCCTCTGGGTCGACCTCGGCGACTATTGAGATGCCAACCGATCAGCACGAACGCCGACAGCAGCAGGACCAGCGAGCCCGGTTCCGGTACGACGATCCACTCAATCGTTCGCATGTCGAACGTCTGGCCGTCGCCGTAGTGGAGCGTGTAGTAGTCCAGGTCGAAGTCGCCGGTGTAGTCCGGGATGATCTCCTGGGGGTAGTGGTGGTAATCGTTCCGGCGATCCCAGGACCAGATCCCGCCGTCCTGTCGCCAGGCGAGGAAAGGCTCCAGGCTATCGTATCCATCGTGGCCGACCTGTGGGTTGTCAAACGGGCCCCAGTGGATGTTCGTCATCAGTGTGTTCAGTTGCCCGGGGTATCGCGGCGGTGGCTCGAACCAGGTCCCGCAGATCCAGCCGTGCCACAGCCAGATGGCCACGTGGCCGTCGACGTCCAACTGGGACGCCCCGCCCTTGTTCCAGATAGAGAAGGGCCCTTCCTCGTTGCCGAGGTCGTCGACCCAGACACTGCCATCGTCAAGCCAGACATCGAACGGCTCGGCGACGGCAACGGAAGCGACCAGACAGACGGACAGACAGAGAGTCAGACGGAGCATCGTTACGCCTCCCTTGGACAGGGGGTACTGGGTCAGAGCAGGTCGCCGGGTTTACAGCGAAGTGCCTCGGCGATCTGCCTGATCCGGGATACTGAGAGTTCGATCTCGCCACGTTCCCAGCGGGACCACGTGTTCGACGCCACCCCAAGCAGTTCCGCCGCTTGGGCTTGCGTCAACCCACGGGCTTTTCGGGCCAGGCGAAGTTTCTTCAGTGACTTATCCATGCCTTCCTATTATACGGCAGGCGTATAGGGGTGTCAAGTGACTGACGACGAATGTAGACGAACGTGAGGATGCAGCACACTGGTTGTTTCTACAACGGGCACGACTTGTACATTAACCGAACGGAGTGTTGATATGGCTGTTGTAACTCTTTCAGAACCGTCTGCTGAGGAACAGCAGGTCCATCTGTACAATACGAGGATGAAGAAATCGAATCGCACAACGCTGGCGACGGATCAGAAGTACGCGGCGGTGTTGCTCTCGTTGCATCCGTCTGTGACGCAAGGCGATTACGGGACGCTGAAGACAGCGATCGAGGCAATTACTGGCATCCTGGATGCCGAACTGCTGATCGACGGCCAGACACCGGCCACTATCCCAAGTGGCAAACAAATTACCATGATTGCTGAGGTGCATCTCCGGTTGGATAACGAAGAGATCTGATGGCCAACAACGTCTGGGACAACAGCGACGCCGACAACGACGGGAACAATGCCAACAATTGGTCGTTGGGTTGGGTACCAAAGGCCGGCGATACGATGTATTTCGACAATACATCGGACACTGACTGTACGCTCTCCGGCAACATCTCGTGCGACGCGGTCAATGTAACTAGCGACTACGACGGCACCCTGGATTTGAATGGAAATGACCTAACAACCTCCGGCGATATGACGTTCGACGGCGCCGGCACCGTCGATTGCGGCGAGGGGGTCTTGACGTGCAGTGGCCATTTTGACAATCAGGATCAAGCGACCTGGACCTACGGCACCTCAACGGTGGTGCTCGATGGAACGGCCAAGAATCTGACTGGGAGTTCCGCCAAAGATTTATACAACCTCACGATTGACGGTACGATTACCATAGTGGCGGCCACAACGAGTGGCGTGGACGTACATAATGATCTGGTAATCAATAACGGCAAGCAGATTACCATCGACGAGCAACTGCGGCTAGTGACAGGCGCCGTCACAAACAATGGAACGATTGTGTGTGACGATGTTCTGCTATTGTACGGCTCGACCCTTACGAACAGCGGCACGCTTAGTGGTACAGGTACCGCTCGAATAGAGTCGGGCAGCTCGGTGACTGGTACAGGTACGTGGAGCGTCTCAAATACCCACTCAAAGCGTGACAACACATTCGACGGTACGACCGGTACGACATACGGTGGCACCTGGCTGCTGCAGGCTGACAACGGCTCACGAACACTGACGCTAAAGGGGACGATCACCTGGAGTGGGGATGTCACGTTTGATAACGATCAGGGTGTTACCAAGACCTACACGATTGATTGCAGTACACACAATCCGACTCTGGCCTTTCAAGGGGATCTATCGCTCACGGCGACGGGGGGCGGGGCGATTGACTGGGGTCCCGGCACGGGAACGATCACGTTTTCCGGCAGCTCGAATCAAAGTGTTGATCTCAATGGTGATTCGGTCGAGGATATTGTTATCAACAAGTCAGGTGGGGTCATTACGTTTACCGATGACTTTACCTGCGACTCGTTCCAGGCCGATGCCGGGGACATGGACATCAACGGCAAGACGATTACCAGCGAAGGCAATGTAGACATCAATGGCGGGTCCGCCGGTGCCCAGTTCTACGATGGTGCCGCGCACGACATGGACAACGGTAAGCTGATCTGTGGCAGTGCAGGTGCCTCGGCCTTGACGTTAGATGGCGATGTCGGCGAACAACTGGAGATTGACAATCTTGATTTCGATCTACAGAATGCGTCAACTGGTGCAGCGACCTTCTGTGACGTGGAAGACTCGGACAACGCGACCGGGACTATCGACGCGACCGCGGCCAGCAACAACGACAACGGAAACAATACGGGCTGGAACTTTGGGGCGGCAGGTCAGACGTATCGGTCGTCGCACGTGATCGGCGGCGGGATCGTGGCGTGAAGGAGAAAAGATGGCGGACAATATTACACTTGACAGCGGTTCCGGGGGCGACACGCTCGGGGCCGATGAGATCAGTTCGGTAAAATACCAGCGGGTCAAGCTGATCCAGGGGGCCGACGGCACCAACGATGGGGACGTGGCCAAGGCCAATCCCCTGCCGATCGGTGCGAACACGGCCAAGGATGGCTCGGGAACGCTGTACGCCCCGCTGGTCGACGCCGATGGGCACCTGCAAGTCGACGCCCTCTCGTGCGTGGTGACCAACGAGGGGACGTTCGCCGTCCAGGAGACCGGGACGGTCACCGTCGACTGCAACTCCTCGAACGTGACAGTCGACGGGGTGCCGGCCCCGCTGAACGTCGTCGGCGGCGGGGCCGAGGCGACCGCACTGCGGGTGACGCTGGCCAATGATTCCACCGGAGTGGTGTCGATCGACGACGGCGGAAACACCATCACGGTGGACGGGACGGTCACGGCCAACGCTGGGACAAACCTGAACACCTCGGCGTTGGCTCTGGAGTCGGGCGGCAACCTGGCCACGATCGCCGGCGATACGACCAGTCTTGACGGGAAGGTGACCGCCTGCAATACGGGGGCCGTGGTCATCTCGTCGGGCACGGTGACGACCGTCTCGGCGGTGACGGCGATCAGCAACGCCCTGCCAGCGGGTGACAACAACATCGGCAATGTGGACATTGTCACGCTCCCGTCGGGCAACCTCGGCATGCAGGCGATGGCCGCCTCGCTGTCGATCGTGCCGGCGTCGGACATCACCGACGGAACGTACATCGGGGACATCAAGTTCGGGGAGGCCTTGCCGGAGGGGGCCAATGCCATCGGCAAGCTGGCGGAGAACACCGGGGTCGACATCGGCGATGTGGACGTGACCTCGGTCGTGCCGGGGACCGGGGCGACGAACCTTGGTAAAGTTGTCGACGCTGTGGCTGGGGCTTCTGACGTCGGCGTCGCAACGCTGGCCGTACGGGCGGATACCCTGTCCGCACTAACCCAGGCGGCAGCCGATTATGTGCTGCACAAGGTCAATCAGTACGGCGCATTGTACGTTGACGCAACGCAGGAAGTAGATCGTGTTTTTGACGGTGGCGTCTCGTGTACCGTAAAACGGTTCAATGTAGTGGCGACGGCCGATGGCGATACGATCATTGCGGCCCCAAGCGGAACAAAAAAAATTAGGGTGCGGAGTATGGCGATCGTCGCCATGTCGGCAACTCAATCAGAAGTCTATTTTGAGACAGGCACCACGGGCACGGACACGCTGGGCGATTCGACCAACGGGTTCCTGGTTGCGACCGACGCCGATGGAAACGACATTGCGGGAGTGACGTTGCAGTACAACCCGGATGGTTGGTTCGAGACAGCGGACGCCGACGAGACGTTGAAGATCAAAATGAGCAGCAACCAACCCATGATAGTACTCGGCACATACATCGAGGTTGCCTGATGGCTGCACTGGGCTGGCTGCTGAATCTGGGGTTTGCGGGGGGCGACGGGGGCCCGACGATCCAGCCGCCGGGGGTGGAGTTCACGCTGCGGGAGAATCGCTGTCATTGCGTGTTGGAGGAGAACCGGGCGCAGTATGAGCTACGGGAGAACCGGTGTCACTTCGTGCTGGAGGATGAGGATTGATGGGAGTGAGCACGGTGAGCTGTTGCGGACGTGAGAGAATGACGGCCTATTGCCCCGACTGCGGCAAGGCACTGGACTATCGCGGCGTGCTTGGTGGGTTGCTGGATCACATCGCAGCGAGGGTGCGGCAGCACAAGAATAGGGTGGCCTTCTGGCAGGCGCGGGTTGCTGAACACAAGTATTCCGACGAGGGGTTGGTGAGGGTGAAGCGGTGCGTCGCAGCCGAGCAGCATGTGCTGGCGAAGTGGCGTAGCTGGGACGCGGCCTTAAAAAAGCTGTTGGAATGCGCGGGAGATAGATGATGGGAGTCAAGGCACCGCAGCCACCGCGGAGGAAGTAATCAGTGGATAGTCGATAGAACCAACAGGGCCGCCGGTTGCTCGGCGGCACGTGCCCTTGGGGCTACGGCGGGAGTGATCACCCGTCGAGACGCCCCCTAACGTCGCAGCCCAGTAGGGAGGGTCGCACGGGGAACCGCGCGGCCCTTTCCCCTTTCTTGGGCGATGCAATGGGACTAAATACGGCACCGGAACGGCCTGTGACGGCGGTGGGGGAGACGAACCTCTTCGCCGTCTCATTTGCCGGGGTGCTCGACAGCGGCGAGTCGCTGACGGGTACGCCGACGGTGGCCGAGCAGACGACCAGCGATCTGACGATCACGGACCTGGCGGACGGGGCCAACCAGGCGACCGTCAACACGGCGGCGTTGACGATCCACGGGACGACCGTGGCGATCGGCGACGCCTTGCAGTTCAAGGTAAGTGGTCAAAAGACCACGGGATCGCCGTATACGCTCAAGCTGACCGTGAGCACGGACAGTAGTCCGGCGCAGACGAAAGTCAAGTATGTGACCTTTCTGGCGGAGGATGCGTGATGGGAAACTGGATTCGAGCGATGTGCATTGGCGTGGCCCTGGCAGGGTGCGTCTGGCTGGGATCGGCCTTTAGCGATCAGGCGGTCGATCAAACATGGGTCGTCGAGCAGGTGCCGGATGTCGGGGCGAAGTATGCCCCGAGCTTCTCGGCAGGGACCAGCCAGGTGGCCCAGGCCTGTGCAACGGCAACGAGTCTGACGGTGCCGGCGGGGGCACGCTGGGCGGTCATCTCGGTCGAAGACCAGAACGTCCGATGGCGGGACGACGGGACGGCACCAACGGCGGCGAATGGCCATCTGCTATATGCAGGGGATTCGTTGGTCTATTCGGGGCCATTGGGGTCGTTCCAGTTGATCCAGACGGCAGCAACGGCGAAATGGACAGCGACCTACTACCGGTGACCGGGCCGAGGAAGGCGGCGGTAGCGTGTAAGCGGCCTGGCTGTCGGGGCTTGGTCCAGCCGGGTGAGGTCTGTCCTGTATGTGGGCAAGATAGTAAGGCGGGCTGGCCTACGGATAGGGGATCATCAACGCAGCGTGGGTACGGTGTCGAGTGGCGACGGCTGCGGGCCAAGAAGCTGGCGGCCGAGCCGCTGTGCGAGGAGTGTCGCAGGCAGGGGCGGACCGTCGAGGCCGTCGAGGTGCATCACCTCGTAGCGTTCCGAGGCGTCGATGATCCGCGGCGATTGGAGTGGGAGAACTTGGAGTCGCTATGTCGGGAGTGCCATGCAACCAAGACGGGGGGGCGATAGGGAGACCCCCCCCCTTTTTTAGGGGGCGGTCGGCGGGGGAC